ATTGTGAGCAATGGGTTGACGATAATGGATGTGTAAATGACCAAGCACATAAGCATAAATCATTTATTGAATATCCTATTTTTAACCCTAATATAAGAACAGGAACTCAAATACTTTATTACAAAACAGAAGTAATGAGTGCTATGGAATTTGGTAATATTTATCCTGCTCCAAATTACCAACAAGGTTTGCAAGACATTGAAACAAATATTGAGATAACTAACTTTAACTATTCACATTTAAAGAATGGAATGTTTGCAAGTGCAATGTTATCTTTATTCAATGGTGAGCCAACTCAGGAAGAGCAAAGAAAATACGCTAAATTCTTTGACCGTAAATTCAAAGGAAGTTCTAACACCGGTAAAATGATGTTTAACTTTGTTGACAAAGGCGGTCAAAAAGCTGAGTTAACAACGTTTTCACAAAGCGATTTAGATAAAATGTTTGAGCAGGTTGCTAAACGTTCACAACAAAATATCTTTACAGCCCATAGAACAGATCCTGCTTTAGCGGCTATTTTTGATGGCTCGGTTAACATTGGTGATAACACTATTTATTTACAAAAGTTTGAAAGATGGTTATTTAGTTATATTGAGCATAGACAAGAAATACACTTAAACATTATTAAAGATTTAGCAGCCGTTAACGGTGTTGACTTATCTTTATTAGAAATAAAACAGAAACAACCTGCTAATGTTGATTTACCTTTTGATACTGCTTTACTTCAATCACTATTTGATTTAGATACTTTACGTGAGCATTACGCTAAAAAGTTAGGCATTGATATTAAAGATAAAGTTACAGTTGACGGTGATTTAGCACAGATACCAGAAACGCAAGTAAATGAGCATTTAAAGAACTTAACCGGCAAACAATGGATTAATATTAAAAGATTAATTCGTGAGGTTAACAATCAAAAGACTACTAAAGAGGTGGCTGCAATGATGCTTAAGAATAGTTACGGATTAAGCGACCAAGACATTAATATTTTATTTGCAACACCTGAAGCTCAATTTAGTAAGTTTGACAAACAAGTTGATATGACTGACTATGTTCTTAGTTTATTTGAGGGTAGTGCAATAGATGACAATGATGACCCAATAGTAAGTGAAGAGTTTGTAACCTTTGGAAGTAATGCTGAAGCTTTTAACTTTGAATTTGCAAAGCATAAATTTGTAACGGATACAGAAAAACAAGTATTAGATTTATTAAAAGGCGCACCCGAAACAACGCCCGAAAAGGCTGCAAAAATATTAGGATTAGATATTGAAACTGTAAAGAATATAATTAACAGTTTAGTTGTTGCAGGATTAATATCTACAATAAACAATACTATAACTATCACACCTAAAGGTTTAGAAACGAATACGCCAGAAGTTGAAACAGAACTTTACACTGTTTACAAATATGTAGAACGCCCTGATGCGCCTGCTTTATTAAAGGGTGGAACGTCTAGACCATTTTGCAAAAAAATGCTTTTGTTAAGTAAATTTAGAACATGGACACGTGAGGGTATTGATGATATTACTAATGTGTTTGGCGAAGATCCTTGGTCTTTTAGAGGTGGTTTTTATACTAATCCCGAGACCAAACAAACAACTGCTTATTGCCGTCACATTTGGAAAGCAATAACTAAATCTAGAACTAAGAAATAATGGCAAGTTTATTAATATCAGAAAACTATCTAAAGGAATATACCAACATAAACAAAAATGTTGATATGACCATCTTAACACCAATTTTACAAGAGGTGCAAGACTTTTATATTATTCCTTTATTAGGTACTAATTTATATAACGAAGTATTAAACCAAGTTACCACATCAACGGTAACCGTTTTAAACCAAACGTTATTAGATTTAGTTGTGCCTTGTATGTTGCATTACGCTAAAATGGAGGCTATGCCAGACATGAAGTATAGGCTAATGAATAAGGGTGTAATGATTAAGAATAGCGAAAATTCTAGTGCAGCCGATTTAGCCGAGATTCAATTCTTAATGGATAGGTCTAAAAACAAAGCTGAGATTTACGCACAAAGAGTAACTAACTATTTAAATAGATATGTTAGTAGCTATCCTTTATACATTAGCAATGTAGAGCGTGATGAAATAATGCCTAATAGAAACAACTTTACAAGCGGCATTATGATTGACGATAATGACTGCGATGATTGTTATAAATATTTATATAAATAAATGGGAATCAAAAAAGAACATATTAAGAAATTAGAACAATTCGAGAAAGCAAATGTTAAGCCAAAACCAACTAAAACAGTTATTCAAAGACAAACAAACAAACCACAACCAACTAAGTAGTGGTACTTTTTTGTTTGATAGAGTGCCTGAGTTTGGGGCTGCTAATGAAATAACATACCCTTTAATGGGTGTTACTGTTAACCCAGTTACATTAGACATTAACATACATAGTTCGTCTTTTGCTTTTGTATTTTTAGACTTAGTACACCAAGATAACAGAAATATGGATGTGCTAATGAGTGAAATGCAGAAAGTAGCTTTGGAAGTATTCTCACAAATTAGATCGGATTTACAAAGTATTTATAATTGCACAGTAAATGAAAGTATAACATTAGAACCTTTACAATCGGTTTACGATGACGATGTGAGTGGTTGGGGCTTTGAATTAAATGTAGTTCAACATTATGACCATTCAACTTGTTTAACACCTAATAATAACACCGCTGGTTTAGTTTCAATCTTAGACCAAAACGGAAACGTAATAGCAACACTTAATCCTAATAGTACTTACACGGTTGAGGTATTGCAAGAGATTATTCAAACATTAACAGACCCTGCACCTGCAACAATTATTCAAACTTTATAAATGGCAACAGTAGAATTTAGATACGACCCAAAGAACACAGCATGGTTTACCGCTAACGCTGCAATGGTATTAAAAGCAGGTGAGCCTGCCTATCATGATACGACTGGCTTATTTAAGTTAGGCGATGGTGTAACGGCTTTAAGTGCTTTGTCTTTTTTACCAACGGTAAGTGCGTCAACTCCAACTATTCAGCAAGTTTTAACGGCTGGTCAAGTTGCAACAACAACAATAGAAACAACTGGCTTTATAAAAACAGGTGGTACTTCTACTCAGTTTTTAAAAGCGGATGGTACGGTTGATAGTTCAACTTATTTAACTACATTAGGAACGGCAGCGACTTCACTAACAACAACAGGTTCAAGTGGGGCATCTACGTTAATTGCAAACGTTTTAAACGTTCCAAATTACACTTTAGCAGGATTAGGCGGTACAACTTTAGCGGCTGTTAACGCTCAAAATTTAAGCGTATTTGCAGCAACTACTTCATCTCAATTAGCAGGTGTAATAAGCGACGAAACAGGAAGTGGTAGTTTAGTTTTTGGAACTAGTCCAACTTTTACAACTAATATAACTACCCCACAGATAACAGGCGTAAGTGGTAATTTAGTATTTACAAATGCAGCACAATCAAGCGGTGCTATTACTAACTTTACTTTTACTGCTGCTAATCATACAACTCAAACGGCAAGTGCTAATATTCCTACTGTTTCATTCACTTTAGGTACACTTCAAAGAAATACAGGTGCTGTAACGGCTCAACATGGTTTTTTAATTAATAGCCCTACTTACTCTTTTGTCGGTGCAAGTACAATAACCAATGCGTATTCGCTTTTTGTAAATGCCCCTACCGTTGGAACTAATGCAACTATAACTAATAATTATGCTGCTGGGTTTAACGGAAGGGTATCACAAGAGGGATTAGGAAGTTCTACTTTCTTTGGAAGTGGTTGCGGTGTGGCTGATGACTTAACTACTAATTTAAACACTGGATTTGGAGCAAATGCATTACTAACAAATATAGTAGGTACAAAAAATTGCGCTTTTGGATATTTTGCTTTAAGACTAACAACTGGTAGTTTTAACGTTGGCTTTGGTACAGAAACATTATATTCAAATACTACTGGAACTCAAAATGTAGCTATCGGTACTAATGCTCTTTTTTCAAACCAAACTGCTACTGGAAATACAGCGGTTGGCGATTTAAGTTTATTTCAAACAACAGGAGGTTCTAATACAGGTGTAGGTAAAAATACTTTATATGACCATACTAGCGGAACATTTAATACCGCTATTGGTTGGAATACTGGAAGGGGGATAACAACAGGTGGAAGCAATACAATTATAGGCGCTCAGGTAACTGGATTAAGTTCTACGCTTGCTAACAATGTAATTATTGCGGATGGTGCTGGTAATAAAGTGCTATGGTTTAATTCGGCAAATGCTTTAATTTCTGATTTAAAAATAGATACAACTACTGGGATAAAGATAGGTACGTCGACATCACAAAAGTTGAGTTTCTACAATTCTACACCAATAGTACAACCTACTACTGCTGTGGCTTCTGCTACCGTTGTAAGCGGAACAGGCGGAAACGTTAAGCACGATGATACTTTTGATGGGTACACACTTGAAAAAATAGTAAGGGCTTTAAGAACAATCGGATTGCTAGCATAATTTTATTATATTTACAGCATGAAAACAGATAAAATAGAAGTAGTTGAGGAAGTTGCAGCAACCGACCCAACACAAAAGAAAATTGAAGACTATTCTACAACTGAATTAAAAGCCTTAGTTTATGATTCACTTGCTATCATTGAGCAAAATCAAGCTAACATTAAATTCATTAATGAGGAATTAAAAAAACGTGGGTAAATTATTAATCATATTTTTGTTGTCGTCTATTTGTCTTAACTCGCAGATAGACGATAAAACAAAACACTTTTACGCTGGTTTTGGAATTACAGTACTAACAGCCGAAGTTACTAATCAAATGATTGATAAACCGTTTCTAAGTGCCTTAACGGGCTTTGTAGCCGGTACAACGGCAGGGATATTAAAAGAGGTTGTTTGGGATAAAAAAATGGATAGGGGCGTTTATTCTAATAAAGATATGGGCATGACTATTTGGGGCGCAGCTTGCGGTGCTTTAGTCATTAGAGTAAGATTTGATTTACAAGATAAAAAGAAAAATAAAGCACTATATTACTATGAATGAGGTTTCTAAATTAAGGTTTGAATTTAAAGAAGTTGCTTATATTGTTGCGGCTGCAATAGCTTACTTTACTCAATTATCTATTTTGTCTAACAAAATTGAAAGTTATAAAAGCAAAAGCGATCTAACTTTTCAAGCGCATGACTTTAGAATTTCAGCTTTAGAAGTTAATTTTAAAGTAAACAGTTTTCCTAAGCAAGTTGCAACATTGCCAACAAGTCCAACAATAAAAGGAGAAGATGAATAATGAATATATCCGAACACATAACATTAGAGGAGGCAATATTAAGCCCAACAGCTTTAAGATTAGGCATAGATAACAAACCTAATAATGCTCAACTTAATAATATGGAAAAGGTAGCAGACTTTTGTTTTGAGCCTTTGCGTAAATGGTATGGCAAGCCTATTAAAATTAATAGTTTCTTTAGAAATGAAAAACTAAACAAGGCAGTTAAAGGTTCTAAAACTTCACAACATTGTACCGGTGAGGCGATGGATATTAGCGCAGGAAGTAAAGAAGAAAATAAAAAGTTATTTGATTGGTGTAAAGCTAATTTATATTTCGATCAATTAATTAATGAATACGATTATAGCTGGGTGCATATCAGTTATAAAATGAGTGGAAATAGAAACATGGTTTTAATAATTACATAATATGCCTTTACCAAAATTCATAACAAACATATTAGCAGGAGGTGGCTCTAAGTTAATAGAAACAATTAGCAATACAGTTGACGAATTTACTTTATCTAAAGAAGAAAAGGAAGCTATTAAATTAAAACTAATTGAGGAAGCTAATAAACACACTCAGTTAATGGAAGTTGAATTAACTAAGCAAATGGATATTGAGCAGAAAGAAATGGACTCAGCTCGTAAGCGTGAAATTGATATTGCGACAAGTGATAAAGCACCTTTATTAAATAAAATCATTACACCTATATTAGCCTTGTTAGTTTTAGGCAGTACCTTTATATTTTGGTACATTATTATATTTAAAGATTTAGAGCCACACAAAGAAGTATTAGTAAGCGGTATAATTGGCAGCTTAACAACTATTTCAATGGGAGTGATAGGTTATTACTTTGGAAGTTCAATAGGCTCTAAAGACAAACAAATTCAATTAGACAAACTAAAATAAAAAAACCTAGCTTTGTTAGGGCTAGGCGTTTTAGGTGGGATGCTTTTAGTTAAGTAGTTTTACTCAGCACAATAAATACACTTACTTTTAATTTCAATTAATTGTGTATTAGCCTTTAAATATTGCGTTCGATAATATAGTATATCTTTATTAGCACGATCTAATTTAGCCTGCAATATAACAGTTTCTTTTGAATTGCCAGAGCAACTTGTTAACGCTAGTATTATTATTAAGTATTTCATAATACTATCCCTCAATTAGTCTTAATTCGTTATAAATCTCGCTATACAAAAAGTAAATAGTTTTGTACAATTCAGCAACGTCTAAACCATGACGGCTAAACCTCTTAATAATAGGTTCTAAACCTTTCTCAACAGAATAGCAAGTAATTACTATCTCATCCGTTTTAAAATCTATTTCAACTCTAACCTCTTCGCATAAAGTTGATAGTGAATAATCGCCTTGATCCTCATTATAGAATATAGCATGAACAGCTCCTGTTATGTATTCCGTGTTATTGTGTAGTGTTATCATATTTGTTTGGTTTTTAATTATACGTCAAAGATATATAATTAATTTGGTTATACCAAATATATTTTATTAAATCTTTCAAATAAAATTAAACGTACTGATAATCAGTAAGTTAAAATAATAATTGAAAATAAATTTGGTATTACCATTTTAAAGCTATATCTTTACATCATAAAACAAAACAACTATGAAAAAATTAAAAACAATCTCAAATCAAGAAATTAAAATTTCATCTAATAAGTCTAATCGTACTTATACCATTAGAACTAATGGTTCTGTATATAGAACAATTAAGATGAGTAAGGAAGAATTTAAAAGCAATTCTAACAATACAGGAAATGATTGGAAGAATTTTTTAAGCAGCGACGATTATTATTTAGTAAAGTAAAATTATGATAAAACAACCAACAAGACCAGCCCCATTCGGGATAAGACTAACCCCTAACACTAAATTATTGTTAGAGAAAAAAGCTAAATTAAAAGGCATAAAGCTACACGCCTATTGTAAAGATGTACTAACTAAACACGCTGATAGAAAATGATACAACTACTAATCTTTATGGCTTTATTTAGCTTTGGGTTATTAATCCTTACAATGTGTTACCCTCACATTGGAATAGTTATTCACGATGCCATTGCTCACTACTGGCATAAATACATTATGAGAAAATGACATGGATTGCAGTAGTAAGCATAGTAACGCTAGGCGTTATTAGTTACATGATTAA